GTGCATTGGTCGCTGTATTAGCTGATTCAAATAGATACCGAACAGACATAGATAGCTTAAGCATAACAAAAGCGGATAAAACAGCATTGACTCAGGTAAATACAAATTTATTGAGCGGGCTTTCCCAAAAGGTTGACAAAGGTGGAAACGAACAGATAACGCTCGGCATGCTGGCGCAAGAAGTTAAAACAGCAATGACGGGAGGAAGTGTTCCAGTTGTTGGATCAAACGCTGTCAACACATCTAATATTGTCGACGGAGCAGCAACCAATGCAAAACTAGCATCCTCATATGCTTTTTCAGGGCAAGTCATATCGGGATCAAGTGTAAATGCCGTCAGAAAGCAAGGTGTATATTTAGTACAAAATGGAGCAACGGATGTGCCGTCAACAATCAGGGCAATCACTCATTTAATAAATGAGAATGTCAATGATCGATGGTTCTTGCAAACCTTGGTATATTACAACACTTCTAATACGATTACCAAAATATGGATGAGAAGATTTGACATTAACAATCCGCCTATCCCGGAATGGACAACTATATTTGATGGCGATATTAAATATAGATCGAATGTACAAGCGATATCTGCAAAGGATGCAAATGTAATTGATACAGACGGTGACTATTTTGTATCAACTACCACTAATCAGCCAGAGGGAGCTTTAGCTGCTGGTTTTTTACGAGATTATTCCCCAAATGCCAACTTCAAACTTCAAGAGTATTTTGATCGAGGTGGCAACTTCTATTTTAGGTTTCTAGATCTTTTATCTAAACCGGAGATTAAAGATACAGTGTTCAAAAGAGTCTTAACTACTGATGATATCAAACAAGTATCTTTAGATAAACCTTTGGCAGGTGATACTATTGTTCAATTTGGAGATAGTATATTAGGAAACAAAGCAGAGCCGAATGATATTTCAACAATAGTCAAGCAAATTACAGGAGCCACTGTTTATAACTGTGGCTTTGGCGGATGCCGAATGGCTTATGGAAAATACCCGCGCCCATGGGAAGCTTTTTCTATGATAGGACTTGCAGAAGCTATTGTTAGTGGAGATTGGTCAGCGCAAGATACGGCCATTGCAGATACGTCTCAAGGCTATCCAAGCTATTTTGGTAGCAGATTGGATTCAATAAAGACAATCGATTTCACGAAGGTTGATTACATTACTATAAGGTACGGTACAAACGATTGGAATGCAGATGTCTTCCTAGATAACACCGATGATAAATACGACACACAAACATATGGCGGAAGCCTACGTAGATCGCTAGAAATAATTTTGGAAAAATATCCTCAAATAAGAATTTTGGTCCAAACACCCGGCTATCGTTTTTACTTAGATGGAAACGAGGATTTCCTAGAAGATAGTGATACTAAAACTAATACACATAATCTTTTGTTAACACAGTATGTCGAATTGTGTAAGAGTATATCCAGAGATTATAAACTTGTTTGTCAAGATGATTACTATCAGTTGGGATTTAATAAATTTAATCGCAAGGCATTCTTTGATGGTGTGGATGGAACACATCCAAATAACGTAGGAACAAGGATTCTCGGAGAAAAAACAGCGTATAGTTTAATAAATTTAGTTTAGGCGTAAAAGGCAGCACGCTCAATAGAGTGTTTTTTAGTTTTAGGAAAGCAGGTGACATATGTGGAAATTAATTAGACATACACTCGGTTATATTAATAAACGAAGTACCTCTTTCGCATTCTCTCTAGGTTCAATCGGCTATGGGCTCTATCACTTCTTCAATTCTAACATTCTTTCATATTCAAACGCTTATGCGGCTATCAATAATATCTTCGGATTTATTGGTGGTCGTTATTTTGGTTTGATGTTTATCATCATCGGTGCTTTGAAAGTGTTTGGATTGATAATTGATAATGTGTATCTCAAGCTCCCTCTGTACTTCGTATTGCTGTTTCTCTGGCTTCTGTTAGGTTCTTGTTTCTTGGTTACTTTCATAGATGGCAGTACTAATCCATCGTGGATTTATTGCTTCACAATAGCGCTAATGAGCACAAATATCCTGAAGTCACATCAACAGGAAATAATTATAAAGGATGAAGTAGATGGATAGATTTTGGACCAGCGGATTTCCGCAAATCATGACAATTATCGGCGTTTTTCTTTCGGCGGTATACGGTCCGAAATTAGTGGCTAAAGTGCAGGGGAAGAACAAAGTTGAAGAAGTGAAAACAGAAGGGGATAACAACGCAGAAGCTTTGTATATCCAAAACATGGGGAACATTATTGAAGGCTATCGATTGCAAGTTAAGGAGTTCAAAGATGAACTAGCAGCGGTTAGATCGGAATTTAGGGAGTTTAAGGAAGAACACGAGAAGCAAGTGACGGCGTACAAGGAACAAATTGGGTTTCTTGAGTTGCAAGTGGAAGAGCGAGATGAACGGATCCAAGAACTTGAAGGCGAAAACGAAACATTAAAAAACGAGAACACTATTTTGAAAGGTGGAATTTAGATGGAAGCATTACAAGATGCACTATTAAATTTATTGATTGTTGTGGTTGGCTTGGTGGCAGCATTTATTGGCCAAAAGGGTTCAGAGTATTTGAAGAAGAAAGGTGTCTTAGCTCAGTTGGAAGGCAAGAAGAACTATGTGGCGATTGTTGTATCAGCAGTTCAGCAAGTTTACGCAGAAGCAAATGGAGATGCTAAGTTGCAAGAAGCAAAAGCTCAGTTAGTAGACTTATTTAATAAGAATGGCATCAAGTTCACTGAAGACGAGCTGAATCTATTAATCGAATCAGCGGTAAAAGGGATGAAAGATGGCGTTGACCAAGGAGTGGCTGAATAAGCCGCTCTTTTTCTATATCTAAAGGAGGAAGAACAATGTTTAAAGAAGGTTCTTATGTAACTGTACTCGGAAAGTTACAAGTAAAAGAAGTTGGAGAAGAATATGTCCAGTTAGATCCATTCGAAAAAGGAGAAACAGAGACAGTCGATCGATACGAAGAAAATGGTTTTAAAGAGGTTACATCGGATGGACTTTCTAAAGAATTTGACGGTTTTCAAGTTGGGGATTTCTTTTACTTAACAGGAAAATACAAAGTTTTAAGATCAAACGAAATCTTTACCAAGATTGAATTAGAAGGTCATATGTTGTCATTGCCAAATCACAAATTAGTGGAGGTGGAATAAATGGTAGTAAGTTATTCAGGAATTGCAGGTGCTCGTGGATCAAACCCGACAGCAATCGTTTTGCATAATGATGCCGGAAGCCAAGGTGCAACTGCAGCATTTTATAAAAACTGGCTAGAAAGTCATACGCCTTCTTTAGGGTTTGCTCATTACTACGTTGC